ATCTTCCGGGCCAGATCGATGGATGACATACCCGGCACCCGGATATCCGCAGCCTGCCCCAGCCGGTGCTGGCTCGTGGCCGTGCCACCCACTGCGCGGTTCACCGCCTCCGAGCGGAACGCGGAGTTCACCAGCACGGGCTGTCCAAGCGCATCACGGAGCGGCTGCAGGACCATCTCTGCCAACGATCGGAGGCTGGCGACCTCCGCCTCGTTTGGGATGTTCGGCATGTTGCGGCCGGTGACCGTCAGCTCGGCCAGGCTGAAGTTGGCAGTGAGTTGCATGACGGCCTCGACAGTTGTGACGATGATAGGCGCCCGCCCCGCTGCCGGCTTGGCGCGAGGGTTGATCCGGTCGGGGAAGCGGGCATAGCTGGAGCGGGCCATGGGATTCGAACCCATGTAGTCAGCTTGGAAGGCTGATGCCTGAGCCACTCGGCCAGGCCCGCAAAAGAAAAAGCCCCGCTCGGTGGCGGGGCTGATGAGTTTGGCCGGTGGCCAAGTCTCGCGATGTTGAGGATTCTGAGCCTTATCGCGTGGACTCCGCAACACCACACTTTCGAACGCTACGCGGCGCGCGCCTCTGGGAACCCGCCGCCATTGCTCAGCGCGCGCGAGAACTGGCGAGCCGCAACTTCCCCTGCTTGGTTCATTTCCGCCAGCAGCCACTCAAACACCATCTTCCACCGCTTCGGATATGCGGAGGGATCGCATCCCATCGCCAGCGCCCGCCGGCGATCCGGAAGCGGCTCGATTCCGGTGCACCTGCAATCCTTGCAGCCCATGTCGTTGACGATGCCGGCGCCGCTGCACGTTTGGCAGCGGTTGCCGCTGGCCAGCTCCAGCACCACGGCGTCGACCATGCGGGAGAGGTGCTGATAGGTATTCTTCGGCCAGGCCTGCGAGCGGGCCAGCACCACGGCCGCGTCGCGATCCCGCAGGATCCGTCGCTGGGCGTCGGACGGGCTGCGGCGGCTGAGGCTGACCATCTCCTTCGAGAAGCTCAGATCATCCTCGGCCTCTGCCAGCGCCCGCGCGCGGCGGGTGAACTCCGGGCGCACGATTGCGAGCACGGCCTCGGCCAGCTTGCCGCGGTGCCGGATGGCACCGTCAGGCAAATACACCGCTTCCATTACTTCCCGGCCGAGGCCGGCCGGCACCATCCCCAGCGCTGCGGCGATATCGGATGTGGTCAGGCTGGGAGCGCCTCCACCCTGCCCTACGTCGAAGCGCACGGTCTGCGGGTTCAGTCGGGCCAGCATCTCGCGGCGGTCAACCATGGGTGTTCTCTCCTGGGGTGGTGCTGGTGGTAGAAATGCCGCGCGCGCTTGTCAGTGCGGCGCGCCATCGGTAGGCGGTGGCTCTGTGCATCCCGAAGTCGTCCTGCAGCTCTTTGACGCTGGGCAGGCGACTGCGGTACTTGTCAGCGATCCGGCAGGCGACGACGAGGCTCACGATCGCCGTTCCGCGCGGCCCGCCCACCTGCACGGTGTAGGGGTTGGCCGTCACAGGACGACCCTCTCGATCTCGATTACGCAGCCGGGAGCATCCAAGGCATCCGTCCCCTCGCCGGGGTAGCGCTTCGCCGCGGTGCACTCGATGACCCGGGCGTCGTCGCGCCAGATGCCGGCGTCTGTGAGCGCGTCTTCGGTAGACCGGACCAGCTTCGACAGGTCCGGCAGCTTGCTGGGGAACACGCGCCGGCGCTTTGGGGCGCTGAGCGGCTTGGGCAGGGTGAAGGTCATGCGGACCTGCAGGGCTTCGTCCAGCACCGGCAGCGCCAGGGCGGCGCGTACCTGCTCGGCGGCCAGCTTCACGTCCTGGCGCCAGGGCCGGACCTTCTTTGACGACTCGGCCAGGATGGCCCTGCCGCTCTTGGCCAGCCCCTTGAACGACTTGCTCCCCTGCGGCGCCGGAGAGCCGTAGACCACGATCCGGATGATCATGCGGCCACCTGGATCAGGCCCATCTGCCACAGGGCCAGCATCGTGCGCTCGTGCCCGCGCAGCCAGATATCGGCCTTCTCCTCCCGGGTGAAGCGCCTTCCCTGGTCCAGCTCGCGATGGCAACTCCGGCAAGCGCTGGCCACGAAGCAGTCGTGCGCCTTGAGGCCGCCTCCCTTCCCATGCCGGCTCTGGTTGCTGTGGGCCGGCTCGCCGAAGCCGCCCTCACAGCAGCCGTCGATCTGCAGGGTGCATTCGACTTGGTACACGGCATCCAGCAGCGCGCAGTCTCGGTAGTTGCTATGCATCAGACACCACCCGCCAGGCGGTAGAATCCTGTCGGAGAAGAACAGGGGGCATTCTGATGAAATCGCACCATAGAGATGCGCTGATAGTTGCCGCGCTGGCGGCCGGCTGCGGCGTTATTGTGGGCGCTGGAGCTTTTGGCCCTTGGAAGTCTTTTGCAACCTTCATGGCTAAAGAGCCCGTTTACGGATGGGTCGCAGCGATAGGCACATGGGCTGTTGGCATAGCCGCGTTCCTGATCGCGGACTCGTCCCATAAACTCAGGCTTTCCGAGATTGATGCGGGCAAGGTCCGTGATTACATCGCCATTAGAGCGACACTTATCAACATTCAGATGGCAAGCGGAGTTTATGACCGGATGCTTGCTGCTGCTGGTGGAAAGAGTTTTGATCTTGAAAGCCGTCACACTGTGTTGCGTTCGATCCTTAGCCTTTTGCCGCCCACAACCATCAGCTCCCTTGCGATTTTCAAGGAAAGTGATCGCCTCCTGAGTCACCCACTTGACGTCGTAATAACCATGCTGCGGGTAAATGCAGAACAGTTCATGGCGATATACCCCCTTGGCACAACTTCCGTCGTTGGAACGCTGGATCTGCACTTCCAGAGCGTTATCGCTCAGATGCGGACAATGCATAAGATGTCCGTTGATCTGAGCGCAAGCCTGGACGCGCAAGCCGTGAAACTGCGTATTCCCGATATCTAAGCTCATGCTGCATCCGCAAAGTCGCGCGGGTTGTGACCGAGCCCCAGCAGCACCGTGTCAGACCAACGGACCGGCAGCGCGCGCATACCCTGCTCTTCCGGGTGGTCGCCAATCTGAACCAGGACAGTGATGGCATCGCAGGCCAGCGACCTCGTCAGCTTCAGGCTGGATCCGCCGAGCATGATGTGGCCCGGGGCGCCCTGCCCCCGGTCGATCGCCGGCATCAGTCGCCAGCCCAGCATCGTGCCGGCCACCATGTGGCGCCAGTCGTCCTTGGTCAGGCGCTGGCCGTGCCAGCTCAGACCGGCGGCCAGGTCGCCACAGATGGCGTTGAGCATGCGCTGCTGCTTAGGGGTCATCATCCCCTCGCCGCGCTCCTGCCAGTCAGCGGGCTTCAGCGTGGTCATGCCGCGACTCCCAGTTTCAATTCGTAATCCCGCTGATCCCAGCCGGCCTCCCATTCCTTGCGCTGCAGGCGGCCGGGCTCACCCATCTCGAACAGCGGCACGGAGCTGCGCGGCTTGTGGGCCTCGCGCATGTAGCGGCCGGCCTGACGCGCCCGGCGCAGCAGTTCTTGGTCGACCTCAGGCTGCACGGCGCACCTCCGGAGTCTCTTCGGCGGCGGCCGGTTCGTCCGCGGCGATCGCCACGTTGAGCTCGCGCGCGATGTCGTCCATGTGCTTGGCGACCTGCTCGCGCGTGGCCGGCACGGCCTCGCGCACCTGGTGCTCGATCTCGGCCACCGGTGCCGCCGGCAGCTCGCCGCCGCGCATCACGAACTCCTTTGCCCGGTTGTAGGCCGCCAGCAGCAGCTTGTCGGCCTTCTCGGCGCTCGCCAGCCGGTAGCGGTGGCCGTCCAGGTACTGCCACACCAGCCGGGTGAAGCCGTCCTGCTGGCCCGCATCGGCGCGCACGGCGTCGAACGGAGGGATGCCCAGGCACATCATCCGGAACTGCGGCAGCGTCGGCGGCCAAGGCTCTGCGGTCGCGATGCACGCTGCCAGCCCATCAGCGAGCTGCCGACCCGACAACCCGGAAAGACCCTTCGACCACGTCACCGCCGCCGCGCCCGCCGGATTCGCCGTGTAGGCGCTGGTCCACTTGTGCCCGTAGATCTGAGCCATGTGCTTCCACAGCTGATCCATGGCGTTCTGCGATTGCAGGCGTGGCGTCGATGACGTTTCCGCCCTGCTCTCGGGCGCGGATGAACTGCTCAACTTCGTCGGCAGGTGCGAGGCGACGTGTTCCATGATGGGTTCCGGTGTTCTGTGGTGGTTGCTTGGGGCCTTCGGCATGACGTGCCCGTGCGGTGCTGATCGCCCAGGCGAATGGCTTGGCTACCGGTGGAGCTCGGCTCATCCCCTCGGCGACCGTGTCTGCGTAGGCCTCCGGCGTCACACCCTCCGCAAGTCCAGCAAGCAGGTCCGGGTGGCTCGGGTTGGTCGTTGGACATCCGGCCTGTCGCATCAGCAGGCATGCACGCCCCGCCAACGTCGCGACCTCAGAGATCTCTGGTGCTTGCTTAGATCTATCTGGAGTAAAGGTGGTGTCTGGTGGTTGGTGAGCTTTCGATCCGGTTTCATTTCCAGAACCCAGCGGAAACCCATTGGGTTCTTCATGGGTTTCGCCGGGGTTCTTTTTGGGGGGTCTACCCCCTTTTTTGCCGTTAGCGCGCGCGGTGGCGATCCGGCCACGCGCCTTCTCCAGCTCCTCTTCCACTCGGCCATTAACCCAGAGGTTTCCCTCCAGACGGAAGAACTCGGCCAGGACCACATCGACCGCGGCGCGCTCATCAGCTGACCTCGCGCGCGCGATGCGATGCGCCTGATCCTCGGGAATGCCGCTCTCAGTGGCGTAGTAGCGATCGAGAAGCAGCGTGTAGACGCCGTGCTCCAGCAGGCTCAGGTGGCCCGTGTCCTTCGCGTAATCGCCCAGGTGGCGCTCGTAGTAATTCATGTCAGGCAGCCAGCGGCACCGTGTCTTCGTCGGCCAGCACAGGCAGCCACGTCTGGCAGCGCTCGCGGCTCATGCTGCAGATGCGCGGCGCTCCGTGGACCACCAGACCATCCGATTCGAGTTCGGGCAGGCGGCGGGCCACCATGTGTCGGTCCAGGCCGGCGGAGAACGCCAGCTCCCGACTGGTGAGTCCGGGATACTGTCGAACCGCCGTGGCAACCTGCGCCTGCTGCTGCGCCTGCGCGCCCGAATCTACGAGCTCGCGCGCCGCTTCATGGCTTGTGTCCGGGTCGGTGTTGCGTGCGGGAAGGTGGCTCACTGCTCATTCCTCCGTGCCCACGTCAGGTCGCTGTACTCGCGCACCGTCATGAGCTTGCTGGGTGATGGCGTTCCCGGCCGTTGGATCTGGCCACCCTTGGCCAGGGATGCGTCCACGTCGCCGGCGAGGCGATCGCGCTGCGCCGACTTGGCGCGGATGTCGTTGTCGAACTGGTTCACAGCACGTCCTTCTGACCCTTCGACTCACGGAGGCGGGTCATCAGGACGATCAGCGATGACTGCACCGCGGTCGCTGCGCTCTGCAGCTCGGAGAATTCGTTGTCAGTGATCAGGCCGTCCTGCAGGCACTTGTGCAGCATTTCGGCAAAGTGGCCCTTGCTGGCTGAGGTCGCCAGGATCGTGCTCGTGAGGCAACCGGCATCCGCTGGCGGCTCCAGACCATGCAGTCCATAGCCGTGCTCGGCCGCCAGCGCGACCAGGATCCGGTGGTCGCCCGTCAGGCCCATGATCTCGTTGGCCTCGGCCAGGGTGAGCCGGTCGGTCGTGTTATTCGGGTTGATCTTGTTGCGGAGCACCGCCCCGGACATGGGCTTCTCTTCGCCTTTGTCGTTCACGGTGATCAACCTGGTCGCCAGCGCCTCGGCGCCGCCCGGGTAGTCCTTCACGGTCTTGTGTGCTGCGTCAGTAATGTTCATGCGGCTGCTCTGTGAACGTGGTTAGGAGCGCTGTGGAGGCGCAGCATCAGCGCCATGGACAACAACAACTCAGGGATGGCCGCCAGAAATGGCGTGGTGACACTGGTGCGCATGTGCGGAAAGCCGTTCGTGCTTCGAAGGGTGGACGGACGGCCTAAGGCGTTCCCGCTCACCCTCCCCGACCTTGGTCCTGTACCCGAAGGCGGAGCCCTCATGCTTTGGATTGAGGACTACGTCGATGCACTCGCATGAGTCTCGTGGCGTCGCCCGCCAGGCAGTAAGCTGCGGTTGCCAAACGCACAGCCCGCCTGGAGGGCAACATGGACGACGAGACCAACTCCGCAATCGAGCAGCTGAAGTCCGAAATTGCTGCGCTTCGCACCGAGAAAGAGTTAATGCTGGGAAGAATCTTTGCTCTAGAAGCAGGCTTGGGAACGGCTTTTGCTCGATGGGGGCATGGGCTACCGGAGCTGGCGACGCAGGTAGAAGACGCGCTAGATCTCCTCGAGTCGGACATGAGGTCGCTCGGCTTCACCGCTGGCTCCATCGAAGGTCTTCAGGGAACTGGACGAATGCTGCGCCGGCTTCTTGGTCGACTGGACGAACAGCACCCGTCAATCCAGCAATAAGCCCGTCCGGGCCAACCCGCAGAAATATCCGTGCTGCCGTTGTCGCTGGATTTCCCCGGCGCTGGTGGTCGTGCCCCTCCTTAGGCAGCACGATCCACCTCCTGCCCGGCGTCGTTTGCCGGTGCGGGGCCGAATACGTCCGGCCGGAGGTCGTGCCGGCTGACGCCGGTTGCGGTCTCGATCGCGATGCATCGATTCGCAGGCACTGCGCATCGCGCCTTCCATTCGCTGATAGAGGCAGATTTGATGCCAAGGATTTCGGCCAGGCGCTGCTGCGTGCCGACCGCGCGGATAGCTCTGTCGATGGGGGCTTGGGTGTCCATGCCTCGCATATTAGGTCCAACCTAATCTACGGTCAACAGGGCAAGCCTAATTTAATTTCGGGCATCGTTAGGTAATGCCTAAGTCAAAGCCAAATAAGGGTGCCGAAGCTTTCGGCCGCCGCTTGATTGATCTCCTCGGCCGCCACGGCCAGCCACGCCGAGGCGCTGGCGCGTTCTTGTCCCGCAAGTACAAGGTCTCAAACGTTGTTGCGAATGCCTGGCTCAATGGTGAGTACAAGCCCGGCATTCCGACAGCCAAGGCGATCGCGGACGACCACGGAGAGGACTTTGGAGCCCTCTACTTTGGGGATGACGCACCCAGCGAAATGAACCAACCGACTCAGTTCGCATCCACTGAGACAATCCCTGGATATGTTCGCTTCCCCCTGCTTGAGGGGTTCGTTTCCGCTGGGGCCGGTGGGTACATGCCAGATCATCCAGAAGTTGTTCAGTACATTGATGTTGCCGAAGATTGGGCTGAGCAGAACCTGCGGGCACCCAGGAACGCCGTTCGCGTGATCACGGCTCGCGGCGACTCTATGACCGGAGATATCGCCGATGGTGACGTCCTATTCGTTGATAGCAGGGTGCAGGACTTCGACACAGACGCCATCTACGTCATGAATTGGCAGGGTCGACCGTTGGTAAAAAGGCTACAACTGCGCCGCGATGGTTCCGTCTTAATCCGAAGCAGCAATCCCGCCTATGAGCCTGAAGTCGTTCCACCCGGTGAAATCGATCAGCTTTTCATTTCAGGCCGCGTTCTCGCTGCCTGGGGTTTCCGTAAATTTTGACGCAAGTAAGAAGGAATTCCGGATGGACTACAACAGAGGTCCAAGCAGCTTTGGCTCGTTGGCGCGTGCAGCATTGGTCGCCTTGGTGTGTTCACTCCTAGCCTGCACTGAGTCAACGGCGCCGGCTGGCGGCGGTCCGCAGGCAATTGCTGAGCAAGCTGATGTCTCTACGATGGACAGCTACGAGAACCTAGAGGGACAGGCATACGCCGGCGACTATCAGGCGCAAAGGAACCTCTCTTACACCCTATCGACCACAGCTCCGCGCAACCCTGTGCTAGGTTGCGCTTGGCGCATCGTAATCGTCGAATCGGGGAGTCCGATGGTGGACGATTCAGATATAGCCAACAAAAAGCTGTATTGCGACGCGCGTCTTTCAAGCGACTCCGTAGCTGCCGCTGAGGCGCAAGCGAAGAGCATCGCAATGCGGATCAACGGGCAGCCTCCCCGCACCGATTCCGCGCCCCCCTCTACACCCTGACGCCCATAGAATTATCCTGGGCGGAGCTTGTTAGACGCCCTCGTCAGGGTTTGCATGAGAATGGCCTGGCTAGGAATCGCCACAGGCGCTGAGCAAAACGCTCACCGGGCATGAAGCATTGTTCTTGCGGATAAGCAGGGGCATCGCTTGGCTCGCCAGCATGAACTATCAAGTCATTCAGGTCGTCGAAATTGGGGAGGCAAGCTATTGCAATGCACATGCAGCCCTCTTCGCTTCCCGGATGCCCGCCCGACGGCGGGCCTTCCCAGCTATAGACCCTACCGTCCCTGTCAGCGTGGGCGCATGCCCGTCTTGTCTGTATATAGGACCACCGGTAGTGAGTGACCCCTGCACGACGCTGGCGATCTTCAATTTTCCCACGCGAAACCATCACCAAATCCTAAACGCAGCCCGAACGGTTAGGTTAAACCTAATCTAATTAGGTTTGTCCTATTGAGATTGAATTAGGTTTGCCCTAATCTTCCTCCGTCGCCCCAATCCCGGGGCCGGAGAAAGAAGATGCCCCTTAAGCGTCGCCCCATGTGGATCTGGATCGGTGCCGTCTACGCGCTTTTCGTGTTCGCTTCGGCGGCCGGCGTCGCCTTCGGCAACCGCCTGTTTGGGCTGGAGTGCTGATCATGGCCTCCGTCATGGAACAGCATCCCGAGGCTGAGGTGCGGCGGTTGCGTCAGAACCTCACCATTCTGCAGGGGAACCTGCGCAACACCGGCCTCAACATGCCCGGTGCCGACACCGCCTACCGCGCGGCCATCTTTGTCGGCGCCGATGCCGAGCAGGCATGGGAAGCGGCCCGCCGCCACGAGCTGGTGATGCTGGGCTTTGCCGACGAGATCAAAGAGCCGAAGGGCCTCAGCTTCCCGTCTCCCCGGAACTCGATCGACCAGCGCCGCGCAGCGCGCCAGCGGCAGATCGACAGCGTACGCGCCCTGGTCAACCCCTTCTCTCTGTCCGCCCCGGTCAGCCTGGAGCGTGCTGCATGAGCGCCCAAGTCCTCGCATTCCCTATCCAGACCAACAGCCAGAGATACCTGCTGGAGAGCGTGCGCGCGGTTGCCGCCCGCTCGGGTCTGGATGTCAACGAGACAGCCCGCGAGTTCGTCGCGGCCGGCTGCTCCAAGGAAGCCCAGAACCGCATCTGGGAGCGCGCGCGCCGCAAGCGCATGGCACTGATCTACGGAGGTGACGCATGAAGACGGATTTCAACCCGCGCTTGGAAGGCTTGAAGGATCTCGGGATTTACCTCGGCTTGGCCCTCTGCTGCGCAGGGCTGGGTGCCATTGGCTGCCTCATTGCGCAGGACCTGGCGAGGGTGAGCATTCCATGAGCCGCCGACGCGATCGCCCGCTCCACCCCGAACTGATCGAAGACCTCAACGAAGCCCATGCGGCCGCTGCGGACATGCCCGACGGTGCTTGGTTCGCCACGCTCGAGGACACCGTCACGCAATACAACTACCGCACCGGCCACGGCTACGACCCGAATGATGCGGTCCACAAGTGGATACGTACCTCGGGCCATTTTGAAGAGGTGGTCAAGTAATGCGCCAACCCATCCGTTTGCTTGTTCCGGCCTTCATCTGCGTCGTTGTCTTCGGATTCTGCGTCGCGCTCCTGGCCCGCGCCATCTACACCCACGCCGACAGCTTCGTTTTGGTCGGCGGTGTGGGCGCCCTCTTCTTCGGCTGCCGAACCATCACCGAGGCCCGCCAAGTCTGGCGCCAGTTCGTCGTCCAGCTCCAACAGCGCCGGACCATGCGCCGCGCCGCTCCCCTGACCCGCATCAACCTGCCCAAGGAAGACACTAAATGAGCACCGCCGTCCAATCCCAGAGCGCCTTGGCTACGCAGCCGCGCCAGCAGTTCGACCTCAGCCCGCAGACGTTTGAGCAGGCACTGACCTTCGCCGACTACCTCGCCGACAGTGACCTGGTGCCTAAGGACTTCAAAGGCAAGCCGGCCAACTGCCTGATCGCGATGCAATGGGGCGCCGAGTTGGGCCTGAAGCCGCTGCAGGCGCTGCAGAATCTGGCGATCATCAACGGCCGCCCCGCGCTGTGGGGTGATGCGGTCATCGCGCTGGTCCGCAGCTCGCCGCTGTGCGAGTACATCTCCGAGGCGGACGACGGTCACACCGCTGTTTGCCGGGTGAAGCGCCGCAGCGAATCCGAGGAGGTGCGCACCTTCAGCATGGACGACGCCAAGGTGGCCGGCCTGCTTGGCAAGGCTGGTCCCTGGACGCAGTACCCGAAGCGCATGCGGCAGATGCGGGCCCGTGCCTTCGCCCTGCGCGACGTGTTCCCGGACGTTCTGCGCGGCATGCCCATCGCCGAAGAGATCATGGACATTCCCGCCGCCGCCGAGCCTGGCCGCGGCGTCATCGAGGGCAAGGTCGAGAAGGCTGATAAGGCTGAGAAGGCCCTGCCGCTCTACTCGGAAGCCGATTTCAGCGCGAACCTGCCGAAGTGGTGGGACATCATCGCCAGTGGCAAGAAGTCCGCCGAGGACCTGATCGCGACGCTTCAGACCAGGGCCCGCTTCACCGCCGAGCAGCTGAAGGAAATCCGCAACCCGCCGACCGATGAAGACGAAGGCGAGCCCCAGAGCGACGTTGCCGCTGCTGCTGGCGGCCTGACCCAGACTGCAGTGGAGCGCTGACCATGAAGATCGTGAACCTGATCCAGGGCACCCCGGAGTGGCACGCCCACCGCGCCGATCACCTCAATGCCAGCGAGGCGCCCATCATGCTGGGCGAGTTCCCGAACATCAGCCGCGCCGAGCTGCTGAAGGTCCGTGCTACCGGGGTCGCCCAGGAGATCAGCTGGTTCCTGCAGCAGATCTTCGACAACGGCCACCAGTTCGAAGCGCTGGCCCGCCCGATGGCTGAGGAGATCGTTGGCGAAGACCTTTATCCCTGCGTAGGCGTGCAGGGGAAGCTGTCTGCCAGCTTCGATGGCCTGAGCCTGCTCGAGGACACCGCGTTCGAACACAAGACGCTCAATGCCACCCTGCGTGCTTGCATGACGCCGGACTGCGCTGGCACCGACCTTCCGCTCTACCACCAAATCCAGATGGAGCAGCAGTGCATGGTCAGCCAGGCCCAGCGCGTGCTGTTCATGGCCTCTGAGTGGAAGCAGGACCCGCAGACAGAGGAATGGCAGCTCGTCGAAGAGCGGCACTGCTGGTATTACCCCAACCCCGAGCTGCGCGCCCGAATCGTTCCCGGCTGGGAGCA